ACTCAGCAATGACGCAAAACTAACCTACCATAACCTGTACTCACAAATCTTCGAATACAACCGACGAAGAGTGCATGCAATTGGAGTGGGGAAGAAACAGTTTTGGGAAGGCATTAAGCCCTTACCTTATTACTGGAATACCATTCATGCCCGATCACATGTGGTCGCTTCCGATGAACCTGATAAAATACGTTCAGTGTTCGGAGCAACCAAACATTTAACTCAGATTGAGCTAATGTTCATATGGCCGCTACAAGCGAGTTACATGAACAACAAGAACACAGGCAGAATGCTATGGGGAAGAGAAATCATCCGAGGAGGATGGAGAAAACTGTTCAACGAGATTCATCAAACTGGACCGCATAAGACATACTTATCGGCAGATTGGAGTCAATTCGATGGGCGGCTGCTTCACCAACTCATTCGTATAATCCACCGAATATGGCGGAAATACTTTGATTTTTTCACACTATGAACCGACTTCATACTATCCTGATTCAGAGCCGATGAACAAGCACAAGCTTGAACGTCTTTGGAAGTGGATGACTGAAGCGATTCTCAACACACCAATATTTCTACCCGATGGTCGATTGTATCAATGGCGATTCAATGGATTCGGATCTGGTTTTCAACAAACCCAGCTCATGGACTCATTCTGTAACGCGATTATGCTATTGACGTGCCTATCAGCACTCGGAGTGAATATTGATTCACCAATATTTTGGGCCCGATTTCAAGGAGACGACTTTCTTGTCGCATTCCTCGAACGGATGTTCCAACTATATGGTAAGAACTTTTTTAGACAAGAGCGAGACCAAGACTTTACCCGTCTGGCCGCCTCAGCTGTCGGATTAGCTTACGCAAACTGCGGAGTCAGCCAACGATTCCATAGGTTATGTGAGTTTATCTTTAACAAACTAGTTCACGAAAAAGGTTTCGAACCAAATTGGAAGGCAATCCAATGGATGACTCGATCCTACATCTTTCCAACGATGGACGAGCTCAAGAACGCACTTTTTCCAACTATTGAACACTTACAAGCAATGGTGTTCACCCACAACCCACGGACAAAACGTGAGAACAATAGACAATGGCCTAATCCTAATGGCAAAGCAAACGGATTCTGGTTCCTATTGAATGTATAAACACAGTTTGGGATTTTTT